GACCCACGCTGGCGTGAAGAAGGTCGGCGACCTCGCGGACGTGTCCGACTACATCGACTTCACCGGCACCGCAGCGACCGCGCTGGTCGCCAACGCTGGCACGGCCCTGACCGGAGGCGCTGACGGCACCCTCGCCAATGCGGACTTCACCGCGATGCTGGACGCCTGCGAGACGCTGGACTTCAACGTGTTCGCGTTCCCCTACAGCGCGACCACCTACAGCGCTCTCGTGACCGCGATTCGCAGCAAGGTGCGTTACTTCAACGAGGACGCTGGCAAGGACGTATTCGCCGTGCTGTCCGGCGTCGCCGCCGACTACGAGCGCATCATCAACGTCACCAACGGCGTTGTCCTGAACGACGGCACCGAGATCAGCGCGGAGCAGGCCGTAGCCTATGTCGCGGGCGCGACGGCTGGTGCGAGCTACACCGAGAGCAACACCTACCGCCAGTACCCCGACGCCGCGAGCGTTCTGAATCCGAAGACCCACGATCAGGCCGTCGCCGCCCTCAACAACGGCGAAATCTTCTTCTCCTATGACGACAGCTACAATGTCGTGATCGAGTACGACATCAACAGCCTCGTCACCTTCAATCAGGAGAAGTCCGAGGACTACCGCAAGATGCGCGTCCAGCGCACCCTCGACGCCTACAAGAAGCTGATTCGTGCGAACTTCCCGCCCAACAAGTTCGACAACGACGCGGACGGCTGGGACGTCATGGAGGGCATCGGTCGCGGCATCCACGCCGACCTGCAGGAGGAAGGCGCGATTCACGACTACGACCCGGAGAACGACTTCCTCGTTGACCGCAGCCGCAGCGAGGGTGACCAGACCTACTTCAACGTGGCCCTGCGCCCCACGGACAGCGCCGAGAAGCTGTACTTCTCCGTCACCACCCTGTAAGGGGCTGCACCATCACAAAGCCTCTGGCCCAGCGCCGGAGGCTTTCACTTAACTATCCGTAAAGGAGGAAACGCACATGGCAGTCAATAAGCGCAGAATCTCCCTGCGTGAAGGTTCCCTGTATCTGGATGGCAACATGGTTGCCGACGCCGTGAAGGTCGAGGCCGTGTACACCCCGGAGGTCGCGGAGAGCCGTGGTCTCAAGGAGCGCGGTATGTCCCGTCGCTGGATTGGACACGACATCACCGGCACCATCACCGAGTATCGCACCACCCCGTGGATGCTCGATGCCATCAAGAAGTACATCAAGACCGGCGAGACCCCGGAGTTCACCCTGACCGGCATCCAGAACGACAAGAACAGCGACTACTATGATCGGCACGGCAACATCAAGGTCACCTTGAAGGGCGTCGTGCTGACCGGCGACCTGTCCCTGCTGAATCTGGACGCCGAAGGCGAGCTGCTGCAGGACGAGATCGAGTTCGGCGCTCACGACATCGTGTAACCGGCCCGGCCCCGCGAAACACATCGGAGGGGCGCTGCAAGGCGCTCCTCCGCTACCCTAAAGCACCCGAAAATACCGTAACGCGAGATTGGAAAGGAGTTAAGCAAATGGCGAATGTCACCAGCATCAAGGCTTTTATGAAAGCAGAACTCAAGGAGACCCCAATCATCGAGATTCCCGGCATCAAGACCTTTTCCGACGATCAGGGCAACCCCATCCCCCTGAAAATCCGGGCCATCACCACCAACGACCTGTCCCGCATCCGTAAGGCGTGCCACACCCGGAGGCTGATGCGCGACGCCAAGAACAAGGTCGTGTTCCAGAACGGCTCCCCCGTGTACGACGATCAGTACGACGGCAACGCGATGAACGATCAGATGATCGCCCAGAGCCTCGTTTTCCCTGACCTGCACGACAAGGAGCTGCTCGGTTACTACAAGTGCAACGACGCCGTTGAGCTGGTGCATGTGCTGTTCAGCAAGCTGGACGACTACACCTACATCACCGAGCAGATTCAGGAAGTGTCCGGCATCACCACTGACGGCGACGAGATCATCGAAGACGCAAAAAACTGATGGACGAGGACGGCGAGTTCTACTCCATGTGGGCGCACATGCTCTGGCAGCGGCGCGGCCTGCGCATGGAGGAGTTCTTGGCGATGTCCGATGAACTGAAACTCGTCTACGTGGCGAGCGAGCTGCTGGCAAACGAGCAGCCCCAGAACATGACCGACATCATGGTTCACTCGCTGTCTAAAATCCGATTCAAGAAACACTGACAAAGGGCTGCTCCCATCTCGGAGCGGCCCATAATTTTGCAGAAGGGAGCGATGCGCTGTGGCAACCTTGACCGCCATCTTCACGGCCCAAGACAATCTGAGCAAGGCCATGGCAAATGCCGGTAACGCTGGCAGCAAGACCAGCGGTGTCATGCAGAAGCTCGGCAAGATCGGGTCTGTCGCCATGAAGGGCATCATCACGGCGGTAGTTGCTGCCGGTACGGCGCTGCTCGCGTTCGGGAAGAAGGCCGTCAACGTCGGTATGGCATATGAGGCAAGCATGTCTCAGGTCATGGCAACGATGGGCCTTGACAAGAGTACGGAGGCAGGAGCGAAAGCATACGAGACGCTTGCTGCTGCCGCCGAGCACATGGGCGCGACCACGGCATTCAGCACCACGGAAGCAGCGGACGCTCTGAATTACCTCGCACTGGCCGGTTACGACGCCAAGAAGGCTGCGGCGGCGCTGCCTACCGTCCTGTACCTCGCCGGTGCGGGCGCAATGGACTTGGCATCTGCTTCCAATATGCTGACCGACGCCATGAGCGCCCTGCAGATCGAAGCCACGCAGGAGAATCTCACTGAATTTTCCGACAAGCTGGCAAAGACGGCCTCCTCCTCAAACACGTCCGTCGCACAGTTGGGCGAGGCTGTATTGGCCGTTGGCGGTACTGCTGCCAACCTCAAAGGCGGCATCACTGAATTGACAGCATCCCTCGGCATCCTCGCTGACGCCGGTATCAAAGGTTCCGAAGCCGGTACTCACCTGCGCAACATGATCAACTCCTTGCAGCAGGGCAGGAACAGTGATGCTACCAAGCTGATGAAGAAGATGGGCTTTTCCGCTTATGATGCGGCGGGCAACATGCGCAGCTTGGGCGATCAGTTCAAGGACATCAACGCCTATATGGAAGGCATGAGCGGAGCTGAAGTTGACAGCGTAATCCGCACCCTGTTCAAGCAGACCGACCTTGCCGCTGCCCGCGCCATGCTGGCCGCGACCGCGAACTCGGTTGAATCCCTCACGAGCATCGTCGATTCCTCGCTGGCCGATTCCGGCAAGTCCCTCGCGGACTACGGAATCGACTTGGGCGAGTTGGCAAAGACCTTCGACCCGCTGGCGACACAGGAGCAGTTCGCCGCCCAGATGATGCAGGACTTCGGCCTCGACGCCGAGACTGCTGCTATGATCTTCGAGGGCCTGAACTCCGTCCTGAATGGCACCGGCACCCGCTTTGACGAGTTGACTGAAAAGATCGACGACAGCGCTGGTGCGTGTGAGCAGATGTATCGCACCATGCTGGACAACCTGCAGGGCGATGTCGATATTTTCAAGTCTACCGTTGAGGCTTTATATATCGAAATCTTCAAGTCAACGAGCGACACCCTGCGTAATCTGGTGCAGACCGGCACTGGCTATATGCAGCGCCTCATTGAAGCCTTCAAGGCAGGCGGATTCTCCGGCCTCGCAAAAGAGCTTGGAAACGTGCTTGGCGACGCCATCACCGTCGTTATGAGCTATGTGCCCTCGCTCGTCTCAGCCGGCACAAACATCATCGTGTCGCTCGTCGAGGGCATCGGAAACAACGCGGACACGTTTACCGAGGCTGCTTTGGATATCGCGGAATCCCTGATCGGCGCGATCATCAATATCGGACCAAAGCTGGCCGGAGCAATTATGAACATCTTTAGGGCAGCGTCCCAATCTCTGCTTCGTCGGATTCCCAAGATATTCAACAAAATCCCTGATCGCTTCTACAAGGCGCTCGGCCTGGACCCGAAAAAGACAAAGGCCGCAATCAGCAACTTTACCGCCAAGCTGCAAGGCGCAGTCAGACACTTGTTCGACGGCGATATCTCCGGGGCGCTCGGATATGTCGGACAGGCGCTCGGCCTGGACGGCACCAAGATCATGCAAATCAAAAAGCGCCTTGGCAGCGTCGTCAACTGGACAAAGACCACCTTCTCCGGCATGAAGAGCGCGTTCGGCGAAGGATATGCGCAGGGCGGTTTATTCGGCGGCATCAAGGGGGCGCTCGATTCCCTGAAGGGTCGCCTTTCGGAATTGGATTGGGCTGGAATATGGGACGGTATCAAGAACACGGCGAGCGAGGCTTACGAAAACCTAAAGTTCGCTGCCATCGACGCGAAGGATAAAGTCATTGATTGGTTCAAGGGTATCGACTGGGCCGGGATTTGGAACAAGATTTCCAGCACTGCCACAGACCTTTGGAACAAGATGAAGCTTGCCGCGGTTCTCGCGTGGATTCGCGTAAAGTTATGGTTCCAGCGTATAGATTGGGCGGGCATCTGGAACAGAATATCCGAAACCGCCTCCGACCTGTGGGAAAAGCTGAAAACCGCCGCCACTGACGCGAAGGATAAGGTGGTTGAATGGTTCCAGCGTATAGATTGGGGAGGAATATGGAACAAGATCACCAGCACCGCCACCGATCTATGGATCAGAATGAAAGCCGTCGCCGTCCTCGCGTGGATTCGCGTAAAGGCGTGGTTCAAGGGCATTGATTGGGCTGGGATTTGGAACAAGATTACCGATACGGCATCTGACCTTTGGGAAAAAATGAAGACCGTCGCATCCGACGCGAAGGACAAAGTTGTCGAGTGGTTCGGCACGGTAGACTGGAACTCCATCTGGAAAACCGTCACCGCAACTTTTATCGGATTGTGGAAAAAACTGAAGACCGCTGCATCGGTTGCGATTGCCCTTGTTAAGGCTTGGTTTTTGACGATTGATTGGTCTGGTATATGGGATGGAATCAAGACTACGTCCTCTGAGCTTTGGGAGAATTTGAAATCCGCACTGGAAAGCGAAACCGGCGAAGGTGGCGTGATTGGCACTTTGTCAAGCGGCCTTCTCTCGGCAATGGAAACTGCTGAAACCATCGGAACATACGTCACTGATGCGATTACGACACTGAAAGACAATGGGACAATAGGAACGATTTGGGAGAGCGTGAAAAGCGCTGCCGAATCCATAAAAAATATCGTCACGGAGTGTATTTCAGCACTGACCGGCAACGTTGAGGGCATGGAAAGCACGGAAGGTTCGTCAAACATTATAGTAGCGGCGTTTGAAGCGATATCCATTGCGGTACAGGCCATGTCAACCGGGCTGGAGTGGCTCTCAAAAGCTATCGACGCACTCAACGACGCCGGAGCACTGAAACCGATTCTCGAGGGTTTGGGTGGCGCGATTGCGACCTACTTCACTGCGTCGGCAATTATGAATGTAGCAAACTTTTTTAAAGCCTTTGCCGCGGGTAAAACAATCTTTGCTGCATTAAATCCATATATACTGGCTATAACGGCTGGTGTCGGAGCGTTGATTGCACTGCTGAAATGGGCAGAAAATGCAAGTGCCAATCTCAATAAGACGCTACATCCTGACGTTGAACTCAATTATACTCTTAATACAAATTTCGGAATTGAAAATGATCGACTGGCACAAGCAGCGGCAATGCTTGTATCTGATCTAAATGAAAAGCTTGTAGAGTATACGCAAAATGGCGGCGATCCTGTAGAAATTCAGCAGGAGTTTTCAGTCGATGCCATTTTTGAGAGATTCAACGGCATGGGGCAAGGCCAGAAGTTTGTTGATGCGTTTGAGAAATATGGCGTATTCGATGAAATCCAGAACATGATGGACAGCACGTTTAGCGGGGAAACAGTGGAAGTAGGCGTTGAGCCGACTATAATTGAAAACCCAGCAGACGATCTACTGTCAAGCATGAGTGAAACCATTCAACAAGCAACCGGCCAGACAGTCGATTTCTCCAATATGTTTGGCGGCGTAAATACCGCAGCCGATCAGGCGGCATCTGACGCCTTGAGTACGCTGAACGGAATTGCCAGCGAAATGGAAACTTCCGGCTTTGAGACGGCTGGCGGCGAGGCAGCGCAGGGCTACACGCAGGGTCTCCAAAACGAGGACACATCCGGCGCTGCATCTGCCGTTGTCACGGCAACCGAGCAGGCTGTTCGCTCCGCACAGGCTTCTGGCTCACCAGCAGCGGCCTTCATGCCGATAGGCGCAGAGGCCGCACAGGGCTACGGAATGGGCCTGCAGCAGGAAGATGTGAGCGGCTATGCAAGCACCTTCGCGGCGGCTGCGATTGCCGCTGTCGCAGCCGCTACACAGTCCGAAGCTGCCGCACTCACTTTGGAAGCCGAAGGGACAAACACGATTGCAACCTTCGCCGCAGGCATGACAGCAGGCTCGCCGGTCTCCATCGCCGTGATGACGGCCACGGGCGTCGCCATCCGGGCCGTCGCGCAGGCGGTCAACCTCACCGCGCAGGGTTCCAACATGCTGCGAACCCTCACCAACGGCATGAACTCCGGCAGGGCCGCAGCCATCGCATCCGCAAGGACGACGGGCAACGGCATCCGCTCGGCTTTCGCCAGCATCAACCTGACCAGCACGGGTGCGAACATCATGCGCGGCCTGCTGAACGGCATGAACAGCATGTTCTCGTCGCTGCTTGCGAGAGCAAGGCAGATGGCCGCAGAACTGAAAAAGACCATCCAGAGCGGCATGGAAGTCCATTCTCCCTCCCGCTTCACGGAATGGGTCGGCGAAATGACGGGTCAGGGCCTTATCAATGGTATCGAGGGCATGGCCGACAAGGCGGCGTCCGCTGCGTCGAACATGGTCTCTGGTGTCTCCGACGCCTTCACCCCGAATGTCAGCACCCCGACGCCCACAGCGGCGTCCGCGTCGCCCTATGAGGGGCTGGCGCAGAACAACAACAGCGACGCTTCCGGCTCCTCCGGCGAGCGGCGCATCGTGATCGACGTGACGGGCAGCGGCAAGATAGAGGTCGGCGGATTGTCAAAGGAAAAGGCAATCGAGCTGATCTCCCAGCAGATCAAGCCACAGCTCGAAGCGATTCTGTCCGAGGAAATCTTCACGGGAGGTGAGGGAACCTATGAGTTCTAAATGCCAGTTCTGGATGTCCAACGACACCGGCAAGGACAAATTCAGATTCCCCGTCCTTCCTGAGAAGATCACCATCACATCGGACGGCAACAACGAATCCGTGACGGTTTCGGGTCTTGGAGAAGTGACCATCATCCAAGACCCGACAGCCAAGACTTTTGAGTGGTCGTGCCACTTTCCAGCCGTCCACCATCAGGGCAGCATTTCCAAGCCGATGACCCCGCAGGAGTACGTGGACAAGATCGAGGCGTGGAAGGCGACCAAGAAGCCGGTCAAGTTTACCGTGACCGACCCGAAGATCAGCCTCTATTGCAGCATCGAAAGCTGGAACTACTACGAGAAGGGCGGCGACCCCGGCACATTCTACTACACCATCAAGCTCAAGCAGTATGTCGAGCCGATTGTCCGCAAGCTGGACGTGACCCCGATCAAGAAGGCGGTTGCGACAGGCACGAGCGGCGGTGGCGGCGGAAGCGGCTACCCAAAGAGCGGCAAGGTGAAGACGAGCGGAAGCCGCTTGAAGATGTACCAGAAGAAGTCGTCCAGCTCCAAGGTCTTGAAGAAGATCAAGAACGGAAAGAGCGTGACGGTCAACAGCGCGGACGGTAGCTGGGTCAATATCACCTACAGCAGCAAGACCGGCTATGCCAAGAGCAAGTATATCAAGACTTAGTGAGGAGGCGCACACATGGCATCGGACAACGATATGATTATCACCCTTGCCACCGGCAAACCGCGTGTCAACAATGCCATCATGCCGAAGACCTACACCGTGCAAAAAGGCGATTCCCTCTATAAGATCGCTCGCCGGTTCTATGGTGATGGTGCAATGTGGGAAACCCTTTACGAGAGGAACGCCGCTTCGATCTCCCACCCCTTGCTGCTCAAGGTTGGCACCGTCCTTTATCTGCAAAGGGGGTGACTGAGTGGCAACCTCTACACGTTCGGTTGATGGCCTGACGAGCAAGCCGCTTTCCATCCAATCCGGCATCACGTTTCTGGTTATCAAGGGAAGCAAAACCTATGACATGACCCAGCTCGTTCAGAGCATCAGGTGGAGCGGCGCGAAGTCCGCCATGCCCCGCACCCTTGAGGTCACGATGCTGGACAATGACAGCTACACGAGGCCGGACATCAAGATCGAGAGCGGCTATATGTGTCTGTTCATGTGGAACGGCGAGGAACTGTTCAGGGGCATCTTCTTCACCGCTTCGCAGAGCGTCTCGCGGACGGGCACCTACAAGGCATACGACGCAGGCATCTATCTGACGAAGAACATGGACACCTTCGTCTTTAAGAAAAAGACAGCAACGGAGATTTTCAATTCGATCTGCAACTCGTTCGGTTTAGACCATACCAGCGTCAACACCAGCTATGTGATCAACGACCTCACCATGCCGAACACCACGGCGGCGGACGCCATCTGGAAGGCGCTGGCGAAGACCTACAAGGCCAAGGGCACCCGCTTCTATGTGCTGTCCCAGAAGGGCGTCCTCAAGCTGATTTCACGCGCTGACAACATGGTGCAGCTCGTCCTTGAGGAAGGGGCGAACGTCATCGACTTCTCGCGGGAGGTCAGCATCGAGAATACCTACACCCGCGTGAAGCTGTACTCGGACGCCAACAAGGTGCTGGCCTCCGCGAAGGACAGCGGCATCGAATCCAATCTCGGTGTCATGCAGTACACCGAGCAGGGCGACAGCGAGAAGAAGAAGGCCGCATTGGAGAGCAAGGCCAAGAACCTGCTCTCCATCAAGAAGCAGACCGAGGAAACACTGGAAGTCGAACTCATTGGCGACGCCACCGTGTACAGTGGCGTTGCTGTTTATGTGAACCTGCCCTATCTCGGAATCACCCAAACGTACTACGTGGACGAGGACGAACATGAGTTCGTTGGCAACAAGCACACCATGAGGCTCAAGCTGAACGCCACCAACGACGTCGAGGGTGCCGACGAGGATGACGACGACGATTAAGGAGGAACGCGCATGGGAAAGGAAACCAGCCTGCGGGAGCTGATGAAATCCGCCGTTGGCGTCAAGACGGCATCGGTGGTCACCGGCAAGGTCACCAGCGCCAGCCCGCTTGAGATCAGCGTGGACAACGACGCGAAGCTGGTGCTGGACGAGGAGAACGTGATCGTGCCGAAGCACCTGTCCAGCTACTCCGTGTCGATTTCGATTCCGGGCGTCGGCGCCGAGAAATGCACGATCAAGAACGGCTTGAGCAAGGGCGACGCCGTTTATCTCCTATCCTACGCCGAAGGCTCGCTCTACTACGTGCTGGACAAGGTGTGAGGTGATCAGGCATGGCAATAGTACCAGATTTCCCGATTGTAACCATCCAAGAGGAGGTTCAGATTCCGAACAGGACGTACAAGCTCGACCTTGAGAAGGGCCGCATCGTCGGCTACGTGGACGACGAGGAGGCCATCGCCCAAGCGGCCATGAAGGTGCTTCGGACGCCGCGCATGGGCTGTTACGCCTACGACGATCAGTACGGCAGCGAGGTCGCCACCCTGCTCGGCAATCCCAACCTAACCCGCGAGTACATCGAGGCCGAGATGGAGTTCATCTTGCAGGATTCCTTGCGCGCGGACGGGCGCTTCCTCGGCATCGAGGACTTGCAAATGACCTTCTCCGGCGATGCGGCGTTTTTCACCTTCATCGCCAGTACCACGCAGGGCGAGATTGAACTTGAAGGGGTGTCGAACGATGTATGAAGATAAGACCTACGAAAACCTGCTCGCGGAGGCGATTTCGCTGGCCCCGGCTGGAATCGACACCAGACAGGGCAGCATCTACCGCGACGCGCTCACCGGGCCGCTGCTGGCCCTTGCCGAGTTCTATGTGGAGCTGGACAACCTCGTGGCCCTGACGCGGGTGGACACGGCGGTGGACGAGTACCTTGACGACAAGGGTGAGGAGTACGCCGTCGAGCGTCTGGCCGCGACCTGCGCCACCTACGAGGCGATCATCGAGGGCACGCTCCCGGAGGACGGGGAAGAATTCATCATCGGCGATCAGTTCTTCGACCTCTTTTATGACGAGGAGGACGGCACCCCATACTTCGAGGCCGTGGAGCCGGGCGAGGATGGGAACGGCATTCAGGAGGGCGACGAGGCCACGCCGGTCGCCTCCATTTCCGGCCTGATCTTCGCGAGGGTCGGCAGGCCGATCACAGCCGGGTCGTCCGCCCAGAGCGACGACGACTACCGCGACCGCATCCAAGAGCGCATCAGCGGCCCCGCCGAGAACGGCAACAAGCAGCACTTCAAAACGTGGTGCGAGAGCGTCAACGGCGTCGGGCACGCGAAGATCATCCCACTCTGGAACGGCCCGAACACCGTCAAGGCCATCATCTACGACAGCGACGGCCTGCCCGCCAGCCCCACGGTCATTGACCGCGTTCAGGAGTACATCGACCCGGACGTGAACGGTGACGGCGTTGGCGACGGTCTGGGCGAGGGCGTCGCGGAGATCGGCTGTCATTTCACCGCCGTGTCGCCCACAGCCGTCCCGCTGTCCGTGTCCGCCACGATCACGCTGGCTGAGGGTTATGACCTTGAGACGGCGGTGGAGGCCGTTTCGGAGGCCATCACGGACTACCTCAAGGAGATGGCGGTCGAGAACAGCGCGGCCAATGTGTCGCCCATCATCCGTTACAACGCAATCGGCAGCTTGATCATCGACGCCGATGGCGTGCTGGACTATTCCAATCTGCTGCTCAACGGCGGCACGGCCAACGTGCAGCCGTCCATCGACGAGGTTTGCACGATGGGCGAACTGACGCTCACCCCGGCATCGTAAGGGCGGTGGCGGCATGAGAATACACGACAATTCACCCACCAGCTACCATGACGAGTTGGCAAGCTGGTTCCCGGCATGGTACAGGAACGTCCGGGAAATGGACGCCCTGTGGCATACGTGGGGCGTGCTGCTTGACCGGCTCAAGGCGGACATCCAACAGGTGCTCGACAACTACTTTCTGCCGAGCTGCGACGAGGCGACCATCGAGTTCTGGGAAGAATTTATGAACATCGAGTTCGCCGTCCCCCACACCTTGGAGTACCGCAGGCGCTACATAATGACGCACTTCTCCGGGTTCGGGAAATGCTCGGCGACCCAGATCAAGAACATCGTCAAGCAGTACACCGGCTTCGGAGCCGTCGTCAGGTTCGAGGAGTGCGACGCCGAAGGGAACCACCAGTTGATCGTCGTCATGGAGAACGGCGACACTGAGGACGTGTACCTCCTCGACCTGCAAACCATCCTTGAGAAGGTCGTCCCGGCCCACATCCCGCTGACTGTCCGGCTGGCCAAGCAGGACGGCGAAACCAGCAAGGCATACCTGCTGGCGGCGGTTACTGGTCTCGGCGGCAGCATGAGCGCCGTCGCAAAGGCACCGACGAGCAGGGATGTCTCCACCGCCGTCTATCCGATGGTGGCAGTAACCAATATCTCTGGCAGCATGAACGTCTCAGCAAGCAACAACAGTTAGGAGGATTCGTATGTGGAATGGAGTTGTCACCAACGCTGGTATCGCGCTTCTGGCAAACTGGGCTCAGGGCGGAACACTGACGATTGAAGGTGCCCGCGCTGGCACCGGCACCGTAGAAACCGACGATCTTGTGGCCCTCACGGACGTCTCCGGGAGCAGTCACAATCTGTCGATCATCGAGTACCTGCCGCAGGACGACGGCATCAAGTACACCGTACAGCTTCACGCTGCGCCGTCTGCGTATCTCGCCCTGCAGATCGGCATCTTTGCCTCCTTGGACGAAGGCGACGCGACGCTGATTGCCATATTCCAAGCCGGAAGCACCGGCGAGGGAATTGCGGTTCCCTCCACTTCGGAGCTGCCCGACTTTGCCTTCACCTTCGGCGCGTTGGTTGAGATGGCGAACAGGAGCACCCTGAATGTCACCATCGACCCAACCGTTTTGGTGTCCCATGCACAGATGAACCAAGCCCTTGATGATGCCGATGTCGGCTTCTTCATCGACGGTGACGGCTACTTGTGCCAGCGGGTCACTGATGACGAAGAATAAACCAGCCTGCGTCGGCGTCAGAAGGGGGTGATGACTTGATTTATGTTGAGAAAGACGTAATCCATGTGACCAGAGGTGACGACGGGGAAATCCAAGTGCCTTTGGAGACGTATGACGGTGAACCATACGTCATGGGAGAAGATGAATACCTGATCTTTGGCGTTCGTGAGCGACCGTTGGCAAGCTCCGAACTCCTCTTGGAGATTCAATCCGAGCCGGGTTGCAATTACATCCCATTCGCCCACAAAGACACCGCCGATCTTCCGATAGGCTTCTACAGCGCGGAAATCCAGCTCATGCTTTCTGACGGCCAACGCACGACCGTGTGGCCGCTGTTGAGCGGGAGTAAGCGCACATCTACGGAGAATAGGCGGAATTTCTGCCTGATGACGGAGGTGGTTTATAAATGAATGTACGTGCGACGAACGTACTGGCAGGCGTCAAGGTGGGCGGCGTGCGCGTCGTAGTCGGCACTGACTATGAAGCCCTCAAGAACAAGCCTTCGATCAACGGCGTCGAGTTGAACGGCAATAAGACGGCTGCTGATTTGGGGCTTGGCGATGCTACCGATTATGAGGCTTTGGAAAATAAGCCAAAGATCGCGGGCGTCGAGCTGAAAGGCGACCTGTCTCTCGAAGACCTCGGAATCCATGACGCGACGGACTATGAGGAGATTTCCAATAAGCCCTCCATCAATGGCGTCACGCTTGAAGGCGATCTGTCATCCGAGGATTTGCACATCGAGGGCGGCGGTACGACCTACGAGTTTTCTGAGGGCGACAAGGACGGTGCATTCACAGTCACGCCGGACGGTGGAGAAGCCCAGACCGTGATGATTCACGGCCTGCAATCCTTCTGCTTCGATGAAGTCCTGTCCGAAGACGAGATTCTGACCATCCTCAACCATGAGGATGATTCGGAAGAATAAGGAGGAAAGGAGGATGAGTGCATTGGCAAACCTGTACACAAGCCTGCTCAGTAAGGCCCTCACGGGCCGTGGTCTGGTGACAATCCGCGACTGGATTAACAAGTGGTTCGTCCGCAAGGAGGTCGGCAAGGGTCTCTCCGAGGAGAACTACACCAGCACGGACAAGCAGCGCGTGTCGGAGGCAATCACCAAGGACGAGCTGGACGAAGCCATCTTCGAGAATGACGAGTACATTCTCTCCGATGACGAGATCAGCCGCCTGCTGGGCGTTGCCGAAACCGAGGAGGATTTCCTTGCGCTGCTGGCTGACAGTGACGTGGTGACACTCGGCGCGGACATCGCGCTTGAGACCCCTGTTACCGTCGAGAAAGACCTGACCATTGAGCTGAACGGATGCACCCTGACAGGAACAGCAGCCAGCAAGACGGCCAACCTGTTTACTGTGAACGGTGCGAAGCTGACGCTCAAAGGGCAGGGCGTGCTCAATGTCACTGGCAGAATCGCGCAGGCGAATGACGGAGCCGAGATCGTGGTAGAAAGCGGTAGCTTTGAAACCAACGACGTTGCCTTTACTGCTGGCAAAGGCGGTAAGGTGACGCTGAACGGCGGCGAGATCAATGCTGTCGAAGGTGGCATCATCGCCCCGGAAGGCGGCGGCGAGATTGAAGTGAACGGCGGCATGATCGACGTTTCCGACAACTTCGCCATCGGCACCAACGGCAGCAGCGGACGCGGCGGAAACACCATTGTCATCAATGGCGGCACGCTGATCGGAAACATCAGCAGCGCCGATTACGAGGCGATTGGCGTTTACGTTCCGAACAGCGACACCCTTGTCATGAACGGCGGCACCATCCGTGCAAACGGCGGCGCTGGCATCTGCATGAGAGCGGGCAACGTGACCATCAACGGTGGCGAGATCGTCGCCACCAGCGGCGACCACGTGCCTGGCTACATCGGTGACAAGAAGACGAAGATGAACGCCAGCGGCATCATCTACCATGAGAGCGCCGACTATCCCGGCAAGGCTGGCATGAGCCTCGTCGTGAACGATGGCGTCATCACCGGCGCGGAGCACAGCATCGAGGTTCTCAGCAATGAGGAAACCCCGAATGTGACCATCAACGGCGGCACGCTGACCCCGGACTTCCCGGAGGTAGCCTAACCAATTCAACCTAATACACATCGACATCATAGAAAAGGAGATATGAACCATGGCTAACAATTATGCGACCATCACCGACAAGAAGCTCTTCGACGGCAACGGCGGCAAAAAGCTTTGGAAGCTCATCCGCGCCCGCTACGATTCCAAGCTGGACAACGTTCAGGCGTCCGACGACTCCATTGCCGTTACCGGCAATAACGGCATTGCCGTCAAGATTTCCACCGAGAGCGACAACCGCCTGCAGTTGAAGTCCACCGGCAACAAGGGCCTGTACGTGGCTCCCGAAGCCGATCAGGATACCTACACCATCACCAAGCTCGGCACCGCTGAGGCTGGCTACGCGGCTTCCTACAAGCTGCAGAAGTACATCGGTGGTGCGGGCACCGCGCAGGACATCGCGGGCGCTGCCATCATCAATATCCCGAAGGACATGGTGGTCGAGAGCGGCACCGTTGAGGAGAAGTCCACTTCCGGCGCGTGGGGCGAGCCCGGCACCTACCTGCACCTGGTGCTGGCGAACGCCGATTCCAGCGACATCTACATCAACGTCGGCGACCTGATCGAGTACGTGACCTCCGGCTCCGCTGCGGGCGACATGGTGGTCATTAGCATCGACGCCCAGCATCGCGTGACCGCCGCCATCACCGATGGCACCGTCACCAAGGCCAAGCTGGCGCAGGCTGTTCAGGATTCCTTGGACGCTGCTGACAGCGCCGTGCAGAGTGTGGTCGCCGGTGACGGCAACGGCCAGATCAAGGTTGATGGCACCAACGTCAACGTGACCGGCCTGCAGAGCGCCGCCTATCAGCCCTCCACCGCGTTCGACGCGGCGGGCGCTGCGGACGCCGTGCTCGGCACCGATTCCGATTCCGCGTCCACCGCCACCGTGTACGGCGTGAAGAAGTACGCCTCCGACGCCTACGAGGCCATCAAGGCGCTGACCGACTCCGAGATCGAGGCGCTGATCGCTGCCGCCGACACCGAGTACGAGAACGCCTAATCGCGTGACCGTGCAAGGGGAGGGCTGATTGTCCTCCCCTGTTCTATTACTTGTAAAAGGAGAGGCATGTCATGTCGAATACCTACGCGACGATCGAAGACAAGAAGCTCGTTGGCGGAAACGGCGTGAAACTGCTGCGAAAGGCGAACCTCGCGCTGCTCGAATCTGCCGTTGATGCTATCGAGGCTGAACTTGATAGCAAGGTAGACGGCAACGTGCGGGTTTTCTACGGTGTTTGCCTTACGGCGGCGGCGACGCAGGCCAAAACCGTCTCCATCGACGGCCTGACAGCTTTGCAGGCTGGAGACATTCTCGTGCTGCTCATGTCCAGCGGCCAGACCTACAACGGTGCGCCGACGCTGAACGTCAACGAACTCGGCGCGATCACCATCCGAAGGATAACGGGGACGAACGCGGGCCAGTACGAATGGGTGGCCGGTCAGGTCGTGCCGCTGTTCTACAACGGCACCCACTTCATCATCATGGATGGCGGTCTTGCGACCACCACCTACTACGGAAAGACCCGTCTGAGCAGCGCCACGGACAGCACGAGCGAATCGCTGGCGGCTACGCCTGCGGCGGTCAAAGCCGCCTATGATCTGGCAAACACGGCGAACAGCAGATCGCTTGATTACCTCGGCCTGTTCATTGATGAAGACGGCTATCTGTGTCAGGCCATCAGCACGGACACCTAAAGAAGGAGATGAAAAATCGTTATGAGTTCCGCAAACCAGAGAATCGCAACTGACGCGACGATGCAGCTCATTCTCGCTGCCATTCAGGCACTCGAACCCGGCCTCGTGACCACCACACAGCGAGGATTTCTCGCCCCCGACGCCGAGGCCATTGCAAACGGTTTTATCAAGCTGGCGACCAGCGCAAACAAGGGCTTGATGTCAAAGGAATTCGCCGCGCTCCTGGAGGATCCGTCGAAGATTATTTTCTTTGACAATGCCGCCACCCGCAGCGCCGCCTACCACAATGCCATGCCGCCTCGCGGCAAGAATCTCGGCTCCAGCATCACGTCCGCACAGCTCGCGGCCATCGCTGGCCGCACCTATGACGGCCTGTGGCTGGGCGATTACTGGGTCATCAACGGCCACACCCACACCATCGTCAGCTTCGAGCCCTACTGGAACGTTGGCGACACCGCCATGCAGCGCGGCCACATCGGCGTTGTTTCTGACGGCGGCTGGACGTCCGCATGGTATTCCAGCAACGACACCAGCAAGGGCTATGTCAGCACCGACGAGGGCACCATCAGGAAGTACATCAAGGACACTGTTCGTCCTGCCATCCGCACGGACTTCTGAAGCCTGACTTCAAGTACAACCGCTCGAACTGGTGGCTGCGTGACGTCTACTCCGCGCCCTGGGCGTGCCGTGTCAGCTGGAACGGCAACGCGGACTCCGGGGACGCCTCGTACGTCTATGCCGTGCGCCCGCTTTCACTTATCGGATAATCTCCCCCATCTCCCGCCTCTGGCGGGTGAAAGGACGACAGTAGTATGAGCAGAGTAAGTGTACCAGACAGAAGCCCGTCCAAGTTCGAGGTCAAGGAGAACGCGCTTGAGCTTGCGAGGCAAATCCGCAAACTTGATGTTGTGCGGAATTTCGGCTACAAGATCAGGATGGCGCAGATTCCGAAGAACTGGAATCAATGGAGCGAAGAAAGTCAGCAGAAATGGCTCGAAAAGGAAGCCATGCGGATTGAAAAGCTCCGGGCATGGGACAAGGGCTATCTGGACGGTCAACGCAAGAAGATCAATGACCAGATCACGGACATGCTTATCAACATCGAGAGAGCCAACCGCTACAAGAGACCGAAGACCATCGAAGAAGCGAATCGCCGCCTGATATACCAGGACGAGGCTCTTGGTGCCTGTGGCGCTCTGCTCATACTGCTTGAGGACATCATGCACACGCTTGGATGCCAGATCGACAAGAATTGGCTGACGCAGATCGACCCTCTGATCGAGAAGGAAATTGCGCTGATTACCGGCTGGAAAAAGAGTGATGCTGAAATGCGGAAAGCAGTCTATCGTGTTGAGGCAGAGCGTGGCAGAAACATCATCCGCAAAGGAGTGGAAGAGGCTGGTGAGAACATGGTGCTTCGGGCCATATTCACGGCCCTTGGCATAGAGAATGAGGGCAACTCTTAATCCGCTCGAACTGGTGGCTGCGTGACGTCTACTCCGCGACCAGGGCGTGCAATGTCAACAGGAACGGCAACGCGAACAACAGGAACGCCTCGAACGTCAATGCCGTGCGCCCGATTTCGCCCGCTAAATCGGCTTGTAGTAATTGAAGCCGACTGCGATGTGAAAGGAAGAGTTGTCCATGTGGGGAAACCCACAAAAGAGAGCATGTAGCCGAATGTCTGGTTTCGACCACTGACAGGGAGGCGAACGACCTTTTGAAAGAGTACGAGCCGGTGATTCCATGGGACGATCTGCCGGACACAGAGGCTGTGCCTCCGTATGAGTGGGATCACCTTCAAGAGCCAAAGGCGCACAATCCGATTGCAGACGCAAACAACCTGTATTCCCGCATGATGCTCGCCCGCGATGGCACATCATGGAAGCAAAGCGTGCAGAGTTACTACTGGAATTGCCTTCCTGAAAACACGCACTTACAGATAGAGCTCGACGCGCTGGAATGCGGAGAGACGGGCGCATACCAGCCGACGAATGGGACGGAGTTCTTCGCCAACGAACGAGGCAACGTCCGGCCTATCGTGGGACAGGTTATGAGAGATCGGGTTGCGAGCCACAGTCTGAATGACATCGATCTCGTTCCCAAAATCAGGCCTCACTTGATCTATGACAACGCCGCAAGCCTGAAAGGGCGCGGCGTTGATTTTGCCCGCAACAGGATGAAGGTACACCTTGAGCGGTTCTTCCAGCGCGAGAAGACCAACATCGGCTATATCCGCTTGAAAGACCAGACCAAGTACTATGACAACATAGACCACGACCTCGCCAGGGATATGGTCCACGGATTCACAGATAACATCCTTGCTTTGAAGATGGTCGATGTGTGCTTGAAACACGCCGAGCTTGACGTGAGCGACCTCTCGGATGAAATGTTCGAGCTGGCGAAGCGCGTAAAGTTCGACCGCGTGAAATGGCGGCTTGGCAAGCATCCAAAGCGGGGCGAGAAGTTCCTGCGCAAAGGAGTGAGCGTGGGCGACCAGCTCAGTCAGACCATCGGCGTCGCATATCCGTGGCGCATTGACAATGAGGCAACCATCGTGCAGGGCAGCCGCTACTATGCACGGTACATGGATGACAGCAGGGACATGGACAGAGACCTCGCAAGATTGCGGGAACGGGCCATTGCCGTTGATCGCGTCGCGGACGAATACAAGCTGTTCACCAACACGCGAAAGACTGTGTACTGCCGGATTGACCACTGGTTCATCTGGCTGCAGCGAAAATACCGGCTGAACGAGAACGGAAAGGTTGAAATGAGGATTCTCCCCAAGACGCTGACCCGGTTCAGACGGCGCATTCGCAAGATGAAGAAGTTTGTTGATTCCGGCAAATTCGACGAAATGTATGTAGCCCAGATCGTGAAAAGCTGGCTTTGCGCCAGACGCGACGTAATGAGCTACCCGCAACTTCGGAGAATTGAACTGCTAATACTCGACCTATATGGGAGGAACGCTTATGAGTACGTTTACGATCACCACGAAAAGTGGAAGGCAAATCGAAAACCTCACGATGAATGGCTCGATGTTCGTCAGCCCCGTTGAGGTTGAAGTGGAAGACCTCGCCCCTGAGGAGCTGACGTCTGTCACCATCGTCGAGACCGACGACGATGGCAAGACCACCGAGACCGTCCTGAGTGATGCCGTCTGTGACGGTGTGCTGCACTGGCCGGAGGGCTGGTTGTTCAACCTCCGCGAGCCTTCGACGCTTGACAAGCAGCTTGCCGATCTGCAGGCACAGAACGACATGCTGACCGAGTGCATTCTGGAAATGAGCGAGATCATTTATGGCGAATAAACTGATCTCGCTTTTGTTCCGCATCTTCTACGGAAAGGAGGCCGTGACCATGCTGGCGATGCTGTGGGCGATTCAGATCATCAACGGAAAGAAGACCTTCTCGCAGGTGCCCGCGAAGCTGAAAGACGCGGTTCGGGAAATCCTCGAGGATTCCGGCTGCAAAGACCTGATCAATGAATAAGGAGGACACGCAGAATGGTTAAGTTCTGGGCTGACGCTATCGTGGACGGCAAACGCGCCTTCCACTAGACCCCGGCGAAGCTGAAGGAGGCCGTGCGGGCGGAGCTGATCGCTCGTGGCCGGGAAGACCTGATCGACGAATAAGCGCTTGCCGCTTGGCGCACCGCTCGAACACGGGCGGTGCGTTTATATTCCACGGACATACGAACACAACCCGGCAGAAGACACGTTCGGGAGATGATGCAAGTGTGCAGAAAAGAACGGGACACCAATTCGCCGCGTGACCATCCCAACGGGGTGCACATTATCAGCAGCGACTACTACATCGTCCGTTACCTCGATTGCGAGGTGGCGGACGTTTTCCTTTTCCCGGAAGGCCGCGTGTACGACATCTGGGACGGTCGGCACGAGTACGACGTGACGGCTTTCCTGCTGCGCGGCGTGCATGTCTGGCCGGGACTGGAAGGGTTCATCCGCGCCAACTACCAGATGTTGTGCGAGATCGGAGAACCCCTCTACTAACCATCCGAAAGGAGAGAAGACCATGGACGACAAGATGATTCTTGAGTGCGAATCCGACGCGCCGGAGAACTGGGAGACCGACGTCATCCTCACCCGCGATGCGAAGGGCAACGTGCTCGCCGTAGAAGTACCCGACGACGAGGAGGTGGACGAAGATGCTGGCGACGATCAGGCATAACGACACCGGCGATCTCGTCAAGGTCGCCCGGTATCTCACGGGCAACTGTGCCCGCAACGCCGCCGATGGCACGTTCGATGCGTCGTTCGTGTCTTTTGTTTGCTCCTACCAAAGCGGCAACGGCCTGACCGCTGACGGCGTGATCGGCCCCAAGACGTGGAGCATGATGGCCTCCAAGGCTCCCACCTGCTCCACCTCGAAGAACACCAAGAGTGCGGCCACCTGTGCCCTGCAGATTCTCCTCGGCGGTCTGACCGTTGACGGAATCTTCGGCTCCAAGTCCAAGAAGGCCGTCGCCGCCTTCCAGTCCGCGAACGGCCTGTCCGCTGACGGTGTGTGCGGCCCCAAGACGTGGGCGGCGCTGATCGGCTCCGCGTCCAGCGGCTCCGGCAGCACCAGCGCGGGCCAGACCACCAGCGGCGGCAAGACGCTGAACAACTGCGTTCACTACTTGCAGTGGGACAGCAAGTGGAAGAACAAGAAGTATTCGACCCACACTTCCAGCCAGACCATCGGCAACTCCGGCTGCGGCCCCTCCTCGATGGCTATGATCATGGCGACGTTCATCGACCCCAAGATCACGCCCGTGGAGATGTGCGAACTGTCCGTCGCCAATGGCTACCGCACCTACAGCAACGGAACCTCGTGGGACTTCTACAAGTTCGTGTTCAAGAAGTACACGGGCTTCAAGAAGTTCATCCAGACCAGCAGCGTCGAGACCCTGATCGCCGCACTGGCGCAGGGCGCGTTGGCCGTCTGCTCCATGAACTCCAACGACAACCACTTCTGGACGTCTGGCGGTCACTTCATCACGGCCATCGGCTTTGATGACAGCGGCTACATCTACGCCAACGACCCGAACAAGTCCTCCCATCCGCGCAAGCAGAAGAAGGACAAGTTCAAGTCGTGCCTCAAGCAGGCGTTCATCTTCTGGCCGGAAGACAAGGAGGGCACTGCCGACCCTTTTGATCGAGCCGGTGATGCCGACAGCACCACCGGCAAAGAGATCATCGACATCAGCTACCACAAGGGTGCCATCGACTTCGACGCCCTCAAACCCCGCGTCAGCCTCGTGATTCCGCGTGCCTCCATCGGCTCCGATCTGGACACGCGCTTCATCGAGTACGCCACCGCCATGAAGGCCCGGAACATCCCATTCGGTGTGTTCTGCTACTCCTATGCGCGTGACGCTGCGAAGGGCGAGGACGAGGCGATCAAGATGGTCAAGTACGCCAGCGAGTTCTCCCCCCTGTTCTACTGCATTGACATGGAGCAGACCTGCATCACGCAGGACGGCGTGAGAGCCTTCGTCAAGACCTTGCGCGACCTCGGCATCAAGCGCGTCGGTGCCTACATCGCACACCACCGCTACAAGGAGTACAGGTTCGATGAGCTGCGCAGCCTGTTCGACTTTGTGTGGATTCCGCGCTACGCCGGAACCGACATCGGAGAGCCGAACGGCAAGAAGCCCGACTTCGAGTGCGACATGTGGCAGTACACAGAGCATGGCAAGATCGACGGTATCAAGACGGACGTGGATAAAAATCTGATCACCGGGACGGGCAAGTCTCTTGCTTGGTTCCTTGGAGGTGAATGACGTGGACGCACTCGTCAAAATCCTGACAGCCTGCGTCCCGATCTTGGTCGCGCTGGTCGGCATCATCCCGACCATCATTTCCAACAGGAAAAAGACCGAGCAGAGCATCAAGGAATCTCAGGACACCGCCAAGAAGGACATGGTTAAGATGCAATCCACGTTAGACGCGCACATCCGCGAGGATGAAGATGAAAAGGCGAGGAACCAGCGGTATCGCATACTCCGTTTCTACGACGAAATGTGCGATCACCGCCACCACAGCGAGAGCCACTTCGAGGACATCTTGGACGACATCGACGCCTATGAGCGATACTGTGAAACCCATCCGCAGTTCAAGAACAATCGCGGCAAGGCGGCGATGGACTACATCGTTGCGTCGTACCCCAAGATCAAATCAAGCGGCGGGTTCCTCTCCCACGACCCCGACCACAACAGGACGGCGGGTGAATGACCACCCGCCGTCAGCCTTAGAAAGGAGCTACCCATGAAGAAGATTTTCGCGTGCCTGCTGGCGGCGCTCCTGCTGCTGGCGATCTTCACCGTCACCGCGCTGGCGACTGACAACGGTGAGGATGATCGCATCGAAGCGCTTGACGCCCCCATCGTCGATGACGGCCCGGACGTGGAGGCGGCGGTGACCACCACCTACGTCTCCGACCCGGAGCCTGTTGCGATCAGCGACCCCGAACCCGTGACGCCCGGCGAGCCGCTTACTTGGGCTTATCTTGCCACCATCGCCGGTGCCGCTGCGGTCACTTTGCTTGTGGTACAGTTCGCCAAGATTCAGCTTGACAAGGTTTGGAAGATTCCCACCCGGTTATTCGTATACATCGTGGCCCTGATTTTCATGCTGCTCGGTACTGCGTTCACCACCGGCCTGACGGTTGATACAGCACTTCTCACCGCCGTCAACGCCCTCGTGGCCGCGATTACCGCCTACGGAGCCTACGAGGTCACCTTCAAACGGTTGGATGCCAAGAAGGCCTGACAAAGCGCCCCACGGTTGCTTCCCTGCGACCGTGGGGCGCTCGCTTTATTTTTGGGCGCGGCGTCAGACGCACCCTCCGGCTTCTTCGCAGCGATTGTTGAACTCCTGAATCGCCCATGCGATGTCGTTGAGAACGTCCTGAACCTCCGACAGCTCACCGTTCGCAAAATCGTTCGCTGCCCTGTGAAGCGCCTTGATGATCAGCTCGTCCTTCAAACCGTCCTTGTCGATGAAGGGGTTATTCATCGGCATATTCCTCCTTTGTCACGGCGTCGGCCATGTTGCGCCTGTCTCTCGCTAAAGGCCAGAACGTGCGCCAGTATTGCTTCCTTCTCCGCGTCTTGATCTTCTTGCCGGTCGGCGTGATGGCGGCATAATGCGACACGTTTCCATCCCGCATGTACCCGCTCGAACCTGCGACCTTTTCCCTGTGCTTCTCGTAGATCGTGCCGCCATGCGTGCCAAGCGATCTCAGCAGGCGCTCCCTGCGCTTGACGACGGCGGACGTCCTACTCCGTCTCTCGCCCCTGTCCATGGCGCTACGCCATCGGCGCTCCGTTGTCGAGCCAATACTGGACGGCGATGCGGATGACGGCGGCTTCCTTCTTGCCACAGTCCTGCGCGATCTCGAAAATCCGCTCGTGCATCGCGTCGTCCATGCGGACGCAGTAGTTGTTGGACTTGAAGGGCCGCTGCGTCTCAAACCCATTCTCGACCAGAATGGCCTTGAGTTCCGGGTTCGTGGTGATGCAGAACGCGCCCTGCAGCATGACGTCCTTCGGCCCGAAAGGGCACTTCGAGATTTCGATGATCTGCGGGTTGTCGGTATCATAGTTTGCCCGGCGACGCTTCCCATCACCGAGAATAACATCGAGCCTGTGAAGCATCTATATCACTCCATTCTTCAATCTTTTGCTGACTATGGTCTTGAGTTGATGAAATCGAGAATCCTGTGCTTGAGCTGCCGATTGGTCTCTCCCGGCTCGCGAGTCAGTCCATACAACGCAGCCATGACATCCAAGTGCTGATCGTGAACCAGCGGCTCGTCGTCGATGTACTCCATTCTATTTTGTCTATTAGCAAAATGAAATAATCTGTTATTTTCGGGAGACTGTCAGCGGCGTCTTGCTGGTGTTGGAAGCCGGGAAGCACCTGCGCAGGTACTCGTCCGTGCAGGGCCGCAGCTTCAACACGTGGCAGCTTGCGTTGTCGCTCCCGGCATCGTGCATGATGCCGTAGAGGACGTGCTTCATCTTGGTGCGCTTGAGCAGCTCGCGGGCCTGCTTCTCATACTTGCGCAGGTAGCGATTGAGGGCGGACAGGCTGACGGTGCAGACATCGGCGTCCACGATGTTCACGATGGTGCAGCACTTCATTGTTTCGCTCCTTTCACGAGGTCGAAGGCGAAGGGGACGCCCGCCCGGAATGGGTAGAGGCAAAAGCCGCCGTCCCAGAAGGTCAAGGCGTGCTTGCTGCCGCCCTTCTTCACGATGCACTTGTCCGTGTCCCGGAACACGTCGTCCAGCGGAGGGTCTATCCATTTGCCGGTCTGCATCACCTTCTGGATGATGAAGGCCGTCTTGGTCTCCTTCAACTCCACCCGGACGGTGCTCTCATCACCGCGATACTCATAGAGGTCGCTCTTCGGCTTTGCTTCATCCTGCGGGTGCAGCGGTTTGAAGTTGGCACCCAGCCGCATCAGCAGCTCTGCAACGATCTTCACGTCGTCGGCGTCCAGAAGCGTGACGTCCGGGCCGCTGTCCGTCATCACGTCTTTCACCAACAGCGCCGGGCCGAGAATCGGGCATCCATGAGCATCCATACCATACAGCCAGCTTGCGATGGGGTTGACGGGCAGCTCGTGGACGCTGCCACAGTCGTCAATGACGATGGCATAGGGAGCACGGAGCCGCGTGGGGTGAACGATCTCGATGACATCGCAGCCGATTTCCTTCTCACAGAAGTCAATGAAGTTCGAGCTGCCTGCGTCGATCTCGACAGCGTTGTTCATGTTGTCCAGCTTTACAGTAAACATGAAATCCTCCTCTCACCCGGATTACAGGCTCCGGGCAGGCCCTTTGGTCGCTTCGAGCAGAAGCCGCCATGCCTTGCGCTTGAGCATCTTCTCGGTCTCGATGCGCTTGTCCACGTCCTCAATACCTGCTGTTTCTTCGTCGATCAGGTAGTTCAAGGTGCGCTCGCACTCTTTGATGGTGTAGCGCCCGCGCTGGAGCCACCTGACGGCCAGCTTCATGCTATCGACGACTGTCACTCCACACCACCTCCGGCGGGCTGTACGGGGCATCCTACGGCCTCACAGAGGGCTTCTTGAATATCCCTGTCTCTGCTGCTCACGCAGAGGCCGCGACCGAGCTCCGGTATGTCCTGCATGGCACGCTCCACGTCCTCCGGGTCGCTGCTCAGATAGTCCATGCCGCCGAAGTCGATGTGATAGCGGTTTGCGCAGTTGCCGGAAAGCCAGCAGTCCGGGTGGGCGAAGTATACGCTCCTGCCCTGAACGACCAGACTGTTCGGGTCGATGTTGTGGTACACACGAGTGCGTTCCTGTTCGCCATCATACATCTTGCAGAGGATGTCCATGCTCAAGCCTCCTTCCTTTCGGTGCTGTCCTGCGCAGCGCACGGCCACGTCTTGCCGCACTGTCGAACGAAATACCAGTGTTCCCCATAATCCTCGATGCGGTCGCCGGTCGGCCAGAGGTCGTGCTTCGTGCACGTCCAGATGATCGCCTTGCGCTGCTCGCGCCGGGCCTCGAAGTAGTCCCCGCGCCTGACGTCGATGTCGTACTTCGGGACGAGTATCACCTGATACATTCCGTCGTCGCCGTAGTTGTCCAGATCGAAGGGAACCTCGACGATGCCTTCGATCTTCATCAGGTCGGCCTCAAGGGCCTCCATCATGTCGAGGATGCCGCGCTCGCGGGCAATCCTCTCGGCCTTCTTGTCAAACATATCTTTGCCTCCTCTGTTCGCAGCCCGGCACGGCTCGAAGATGTTTCTGTCGGTGTCATCCACCGCCATAAAAAACAGCCATGCCGGGCCGCTCGTTGTCAGGTGTTCTCCTCGCGGAAGTTACTGAGCATCGACGGGTCAATGCCCTGCGCCCACCACGTCTTGCCGTCCTCCACATACCAGTAATTGGTGTCCGGCCTGAACAGCCACGTGCCGGTCATGTCGTAGGGCGGCTTGCCGTTGACCGGCGTCACGGTAGCCGTACCCTTGAACATCTTGTAGCCGTCGCACTTCAACATCGCTCACACCTCCTTGACCGACGTGATGCGATAATCGCAATCGACGCCAAGCCCGTAAATCCTCTTGCACTCCTCCACCGAGGAGACGACGCAGGATTGCTCGCGCCACTCCCCGTTCGACATCTCGTCGGCATACTCAAACGTGACCTCGACCATGTTGTTCTCCTTCCTGCCTGCCCGGCTCATGTCGGGCAGGTCTCCTTCTCATAGTAGCCGTACAGGCTCTTGTAGCCGCTGTCCCACGTGTCATAGTATTTGCCGTCCACGCAGGCGACGACGTGGTGCGCGACCTTGAGGATGAACGTGCCGTTCGGGTGCTCTTTGGCGAAGCTGTCCACCGTGGGGCGGGTGCTGCCCTTCTTGCTGCTCACCCCCGTGTACTTGAAGCCGAGCGCCCAGAGGAACTTGTTCCTGACCTCGACCGGCACATCGAAGATGTTTGTCACCCAGTTGTCGCGCATGATCGGGATGGTCATGTCGAAGGCTTCCAGCCACGAGACGCCCAGCGCCTTGCTCAAGGCCCGGATGGTGCAGTCGCCGTACTCGTCCTTGATGTCCTTCGAGTTCGGCTGGTAGTAGACGTAGCGCTTGCTCTTTGCCATGATGGTCTCCTTCCTGCCCGCCCGGCTTGCGCCGGGCGGGCGCTGTGGTCACTGTTCCTTCTGGCCGTGAAGCTGTTGCCTCAGCCTCTCGACCTCAACCGCCATGTCCCAGCCCTTCTGGAACTGCTTCATGTACTCGCCGAAGCGCCGCACCGTGTCGGGGATTTCCTCTTTGCGCGTCAGCCCGTCCCGACTGACCTCGTAGATGCTCTTGCTCTGATACCGCTTGAGCAGCTTCACCGTGAAGCCGTTCTTCTCCCAGTACCCCTCGGCGTACTTCTCTGCCGGGCTGGCCTCCCACTCCAGATTGCTCCTTGCCATTTCCTCTCCTCCTCACAGGTGGTGATTGTACTTGAACCGGCTGTTGTTGCCCTTGAGGGTGATCTCCGTGACCTCGAAGCATCCCCCGTCCCTGTCGCAGTGCTCCGTCCACGCGGAGCCGCCATACTGCTTGAGGAGTTCCTTTGCCGCGCTGACCTTGATGCCGCCCAGCGTCTTGTCCTCGACGGTGATGCCCGTCCAGTCGGTGATCTCCTCGGCCTGCCAGTAGTGCATCGTCCGGCCATCCTCGCGGACGCCCTCGCACCCATTGGCGACCATCACGGCCACCGGCGCGTCGTCCGGGAATCGGTAGTAGTTCAGTCTCATGTGTGGCTCCTTTCTGCCATCGTGACCTCTGCGGCGGGTTCATCGGTCAGAGCGCCTCGTTGAGTGTGACCATATCCGGGTTGAACTCACCATCCGAAGCATAATCAACCTTCGTAATGATGCACTGCTCAGTGAGTACCCTCTGGGCGATGTCCTGAGCCTCGTACCTGTTGTCGGCGTTTACAAAACCCTTGTGCGACCAAAGATCAGCGTCCATCCATTTAACTTCAAACAGCATTTGATTTCCTCCTTTTGTCCTTTGGTTCTGGGGCGGCGTCTATCCGGCGATGTACTTCTCGATCTGCTGCATGATAGGGTCGTAGATCGTGACCGTCGCATACTGGAACTCGTGGCGGGTCTTGGTCGGCACCCTGTTGATGATCGCGTTCGGAACATCCTCGATGTGAGGAACCACGCGATTCGCCCAAGCCACCAGCCGCTCAATCTCTCGCTGGAAGGTATCGGCGTAGGTGTAAGGGGTCTCCTTTCGGACTTCGATTGTATATCCGGGGTCACCCTCGCCCAGCGCGAACTTCGAGCGCTCCATGATCTCCTGCACAAACTTCGGTATCTTCATGGTGTCCTTCCTTTCTGCCGGGCGCTTGGCCCGGCCCATCGTCGGTCTGTTCTTCTTAGCAATCTATCAGTTCGTGCAGCTTCTCGACGTCAATCGGATTGATGTGGTTCGGGAAGTAAAACTTCGGGAAGATGTCTTCGAGGTCGTAGATGACGGAGATTCGCCAGAGGCTCACATCGTCCCGCTTTCCGTTCACGATCACGCTGACCGAGATCCAACTGGCGAGATCGGCGATGTGCTTGATGTACTTCCAGCACTCCTCGTAGCCGCCCTCGAACATGATCTGGTCTTCTCCGAAGCGCTTTGTATCTGCCTTGACGACCCAACCGTTTTTGATGCTATCGTTGATCTGGGTGATTTTGATGTTCTTCATCGTGGTGCCCCTCCGCTCTCGTTTCGTTCTGGGACTATAATACCACGTTTATTACATTCTGTCAAGTAGCAAAATGCAATAAATGAAGAAAAAATTTAGCGAAGGCAAGGGGAGAGGAGAGGCCCTGCCTCCGCTGGCGGCTGTGCCCGATCAGAACTTGTCGTCGCCAAAGGTGTCCGCGAACATCATGGCGACGAAGGAAGGGTTCAGGCAGGTCTCCAAGCCGAGCTTGTATGCGCTGATCTGCACGCGCACGAGGGAGATTCGCGTTGTGGTATCGGCCACAGCAAGCTGGCGCTGATACGCGAGAAGCTGCTGCTTTATCGCCCTCGCAAACTTATTCATGGGAGCGCCGCCACCGGCCTCACCTGCGCCATCGAGCAGCTTCACCATGCCGACCTGCACCGCCGTCGTGGCCGTGAACTCGGCTGGCTTGTCGATCAGCAGCGAGCCGTTGTAGTCCACATCGACGACGTTGTAGATCGCGCCCTCGAACTCAACCTTCCTGTCGCGCCACTCGCGCCTCATGGCCTCGATTGATTCCTTGTAAGTCATAAGACCTCCATCTGCCGGGATTGACGGCTCCCGGCAGGCCGTAGTCATTACAGCACCGTGTCGTGGCCGAAGGCGTCCGCGATGATCTTGTCCACGTCCTTGATCATGCCGAGGGTGTTGACACCGCCACCCTTCCGCAGCTTCTCGGTGTACGTCCGCATCACCTTGCCGACCCACTCGTTCAGGGCATCTTCCAGCCCCTTCTTGGAAGCCGACATCGTTTCCTCGCTGCTGCGCTTGTAGGTTTCTTCCTTGGTGCCGTCCTCCCAGTAGGTGTTGATGCGGCTCCATCCGTTGCTCTGCAGGGTCTCGATCTGGTACGACCGGCCCAAATCCTCCTCCCTGCGGCCTTGGATGACCATCACGAACTCGCCGTCCTCGTTGTAGCCACCAATCGGCAGTTCGCGCCCGGCGACCATATCCTGAACATCCTTGAAGCTGGTGAGTGTTGCTTTGACCTGATTCATATTCATGCCTCCAAGGCCCGCGTACAAGGCCCACGGGCGGGCTGTCGTTTAGTGGGTGAAGATATACTCGAAACACTTGGCGACCGTGCCGCTGGTGAAGATCGTCTCGCCGTCGATGAACAGCGTGCCACAGTAGAGGCTCCGGCGCGTGTGGCCGTGGTTCCTGTACCATTCGACCCGCTTGCCCTTCGGCGTATATCCTTCGGCGCGGCCACTGCCGTAGAATACCATCGCGTCGCCGGTGATGACGTCCGGGCCGTACTTGTTGACCAGCTTCCAGAGGTCATCCTTCGCCTTGTCCCACTTGCGCTTGGCGTTCATTTCCTCCGGCGTCGCCATGCGGTTCGTCACCGGGCGCTCGCCGATGATCTTGATGATCTGGGCGTTGACCTTTTCCATCTGCTCGTGTGTCATATCCGGCTCCTTTCTGGGGGTGGAATCACCACCCCCTTCGACCTCGTTGGTTATGCGATCTTCTCGCACTGGCTGATCTTGAAGAAGTGCGCCGTCTTCATAAACATGCGCGTCTCTTCCTTGCTGCCTTCCTCGTCGTCGGCCTCGGCCTTCTTGGTGTGGGCCTTCCAGATCGTGAAGGCGGCGATGTTCTTCTCACCCTTCTTGACCTGATAGCCGAGCGACTTCCACGTCCTGTAGGTGTGGATGGGTTCGGGTTCCATCAGCTCCTTGGTGGTGCCGTCCGGCAGCTCGGTAAGCAGCTTGCGGCCCGTGGTTCCGATGATGCCTTCCTCCATCAGTCGGCAGGATTCCATGAAGATGATCTGCGCGTTTGTCATAAGATTTTGCCTCCTTGTTTTGGTACAATAGAAAGGTAACAGGGAGGGAAGCAAAACAGAGAGCCAAGTGATAGAATAAGGTTACCACACCAACAACTATCACAGGAAAGGCTCTCTGCATGAACAGGATAACACAAGAAGCACATGCGCGTCAACGTTTTCTGGAGTATTATCTGAAGCACGGGAACGGTACAGAAACAGCGATACGGTACAAGATCAGCCGAAAGACGCTGTACAAGTGGCTGAAGCGGTATGACGGGACGTGGCAAAGCCTGGTGGAGCGGAGCCGACGGCCGCACAGATCGCCGCGGGCGCATACGCCGGAGGAGATACGGCAAATCCGTCGGCTCGCAAAGAAGCATCACTGGGAAGACCTGATACTGGCCTATCAGGAGCTGCGGGAGAAGTACGGGTATACGCGAAGCTACGGCGGATTCAAACGGATGGTCGCCAAGCTGAAAGCAGCGAAGGGAAACAAGCGGCGCAAAGCACGGAAGAACAAGCCGTACCAGCGGGCGGAGTATCCGGGGCAAAAGGTGCAGGTGGACGTGAAGTTTGTACCGGAGGCGTGCATAGCGGATGGCAGGAAGTACTACCAGTTCACGGCTGTGGACGAGTGCACCCGGTGGACCTATCGGCAGATGTACGACGAGCACAGCACCTACAGTGCAGAAGCGTTTCTGATTGAGTTGATCCAGCGCTGTCCCTTCCCGATTCGTGAGATTCAGACGGACAACGGCACGGAGTTCACCAAGGCGTTGATCTCCAACGACCCGAACGACAAGAGCCTGTTTGAACTCAAGCTGAAGGAGTACGGTATCCTCTATCACCGCATCCGTATCGCTACACCCCGCAATAATGGAAAGGTGGAACGCCAGCACCGCATCGACCAGCAGCGGTTCTATGACCGCCTGCGGATGTACAGCCTGGAGGATGGCAAAAAGCAGCTGGCGGTCTACCAGAAGAAATCCAATGACTACATCAAGCACTGCCTGGGGCTTCGCTCTCCCAATCAGGTGCTCGCGGATTACCTGGCGGTGATGTAATGGCACACAAGGCCGGCTGACGCCGCCCTGGCAACATTGTATCACTTGGCGACGCTGTCAAGGCCGGGTTGTATTTTCCGGCTGCATAGGGCTGTACGTTACATTATGTCTCCCTGCCGGAAAATCTCCACCCTTTTCCTTGACAGCTTCCCCGAAGAAATCTGTTACCTATGCTTGACGCCAATAGAGCGTTTGTCATAAGATTTTGCCTCCTCCACTTGACGTCCAACCTGCCGCTGTGGTAGAATGGAGGCGGTCGGCAGGTTTAACCGCCTCCTGACTTAACCGTGGGGCTTAGATGGTGTCCAGCCGTTCTCTAAGCTCCTTTTTTCGTGCCTTGATGTACTCAAGGACTTCTTCGTAGGTGTTCATGTCCTCAACCCTGTCGAGTTCATCCAGTCGTGCTTCGTAGTCGGCCCGCTTTGCTTGATCGTCGGTCATCCGGGTTCCTTCTTTCAACGTCCTCCTGCCTCCTTCCGTCCTGCCTCTTGGGTTACCGTTGATCGGTTTCCCTCTCAACAAGTATATATTAGCATATTTATTGCCTTTTGTCAAGGGGCAAAATGCAATAAATCAAAAGAAAAACCAAAGAATTTATTGGAGGGAATCGAGCGACACCTCATGCGTCACCCGCGTCTCGTAGGTGCCGCCGACGTTCTTCCTGTATTCCCGCGACTGGAAGCGCCCCGTCACGCTCACGGCCTGCCCGACCGTCATGCTCCGGGCGCTCCGGGCGCAATCGTTCCACGCGATGCAGACGATGTAATCCTGATGGCCGTTTCCTCTCGGCACGGCCACCGTCAGCTCGCACAGCTCTCGGCCTCTCGGCGTCACCCGGAAGTTGGTCGGGCGGCAGATGTGTCCGGACAGCTTGACGCTGTTCTGGGCGGGCCAGTTCGCCGGTGCATAGCTGATGCTCAAAACGAATACCGCGGTTCGGTTCTTGGTCTCTGGGTAGCTGCCACGATCTCGGTGATGCATCATGCCGCCAATGGCGACGCGCTCGCCGAAGGCCAGCTCGCCGATCATATCCTCGTCACCGACGAAGGGCAGATGATCGACCTCGCCAGACCGGCGCTCCACTTCCAGCAAGCCCTCGAACATGCGGTAGCCTCGCTCGTTGTACACGAAGATCGGCTCCTGCTCCACGACCCCGATCAGGTAGACGTCGTTGGTTCCGGCTTCAATAGTTTGTGCCATATCTCAATAGTCCTGTCCTTTCGTGCTTTTGTCCGGGTGCCTAATTGTCCGCGTGGATGAAGATCACGTCTTTCCACTCCCCGGCGTACTTCTCCTTCTCGGCCTTCACCAGCGCAAAGAACTCCTCGTCGGTCATGCCCTTGCACTTCGGGTCGTCTTCGAGGACGGACTGAATCTCCTCCTCGAAGTCGTCCTCGTCGCTGAACACAATGCCGCTCTTGCGATCATACGGCGTCTTGACGTTCAGGAACTTCCCGACGCTGACGTCGATCTTGGAGCAGAAAGCCCACGTGAAATCGCCGTTGTTCGCCTCCTCCCCGGCAACGACCGCGATCAAATAATCCGGGTGCTCAAGAATCAGCTCGCGCAGCTTGTTACTCTCGGCGAGAATCCCCTGCATCACCATTCCATCCATATTCAGCCCTCCTCCGGCTTGCCTGCCGGTTCCTTAAAGAAGCAGACCAGGCAGGCCTCTCTCGGCATACTTCGGTTTCCTGCGTGCCGTCTGACGGTGTGCCCGCAGACCCTACACTTCCATATCCACTGTTCCTTGTAGTGGGCGCTGCGGCCAACGCCGAAGCGCTGCCTCACGCTGCCCTCATACTTCCACTTGCTTACATCCATCCCGGCACACCTACCGAATGTCGCAGTAGTCCTTGTTGCACCCATGGCCAGATTCCTCGGAAGGCTGCTCGACCTTCGACAGGTCGTTGATGTTGACGGCCTTCTCCAATCCGTTCTCGTCGCCAACAGTCACCATCTGCGCCTGCCAGCACTTCCATGGGTAGCTGATGACCGTCCATTCCTTCGCCAGTTCTTCCGGCGTGAACTCTCCTTCGGTGTTGGTGATCTTGACCCTATCTCCCGGCTCAAACATTCTGATTCGCTCCTTTCCTGCTGGCCTCGACCTTTTCCTTGGCCTCACGCGGGCTGTTCGCGTAGACCATCGACACGATGCCGTCCTCAAGATTGTGGACGGTATAGAGGCGATCTTCATTGTAGAATATCCGGCCCTTGCCCTCGCCGCCATCGTTGGAGCCATAGACCGGCCTGATGTCCGCGAGATACTCCATGATCTGGTGCGCCATCCTGTCAAACTGCTGCTGGGTGATCGGCTTGTACCTCATTCTTTGCCTCCTTCCACCTTACCAGTAGTGCTTCTTTTCATCAATAACACCACCCTTATTAGCGATAGACTGTACTAAATCAGCCATACAAGAAGTGCATAGGTCAAACGATTGATTTTTGGTGTAAGAATCTTTTCCCGTGTTTTTAAAATCTACCAGAATTATACCGTTTGACAATCCGAGACCATGTCCGCTTTTAGGGTGATAGCATTCATACAATTTGCCACATGCATCACACTTTTTAGCCTGCATATCAATGCTCCTTCTTTCTCCGTTCCGACATCTCGTCTTCCAGCTTCCTGATTCTCGCCTCGTATTCGGCGATGCGCCGATGTCCGTCTTCGAGGTAGTATTTGACCTTTGACGCATAGCGAATGTCGGTCACATTGCGGACAATCGACCGAATCGCCCACACGATCAGCTCGACGAAAAGAGCGACCAAGCACAGCATACCGACGACCATCACTATCCTCATGCAGATTTCCATGAGATGCTCCACACGATCACCACCTGTTCCAGTTATATCGTTTCAGGACAAAGAACTCCTCCAACTCGCTGCCACGCTCCGGGTAGACATACATCAGCTTCCCGCACTTTGAGCACCTATACTCCGCCTCGATGCGTGAAGGCTCGTTGCCATTTCGCCAGTGCGTCCAATGCCAGCGCACGAGGCCATAGGTGTGCCGACAAAAGAGCCTGTGAAGGAAGGATAGAATCACCGCCACACTACCGCCTCCTTGCTACACAAACTTGATGCGCTGCCCGCACAGGCTACAGTAGAAGCCCATTTCGTTGCAGTAGCGCGGCGTGATACACGTCAGCAGGTTCCCACACACCGGGCAATTTCCGGACACTGTGTCGCGGCTCCCGTCCGGCCAGCCGTCCCGGTTGATAATCAGCGCTGGTTCCGCCTTCTTCCGGGCCTCCTCGTTGGCGCGAATCGCCACTTCCAACGTGTCGCGGAGATCGGCGTCGGCGTTCAACATCTGGGCGGCTTCACGGAGAACTTTTGCATCGTTGGTGACGATGTCGCCGTCACCATATTCCAGCGTTTTCTCTCGCGCCTGATTCAGCAGGCTCTTAATAATGACCTTCCGTTCAAGCATCGTGCGTCGCCTCCTCGTGCTGCTCGAAGTAGAACTTGATGGGCTTCTCTGCCTCGATCACGTTGCCATACACCACACCGATCTTGTAGATGTAGTTGGTGCGCAACTTCCTCGGAATCTCCGCGATGAACGTCCTGAACAGTTCCAAGCTGTGCGCTCGCTTGTAGTGATTGCACATCCGGCAGGACGGCATGAGGTTCTCCTTGTCGTCCGACCCGCTCTCATTCCACCCGCGCTTCGGAATGAAGTGATCGACCTGCATATCCTTGTAGGCGATCTCACGGCCACAGTAGGCACAGTGGCCGTCATACTTCGCATAGATCGCCTCGCGGACTTTCTTGCTTATTGCCATTCATCTTCCTCCGGCTCGTCTTCCACGACGACCTTGCTATAGTCATCTTCTAAGTGAAACGCCTTGTTATCTCCGCAGGACTTACAATAAACCACGCTGGCATCATCGTCGCCGCAGTAATCCATATACTTAAACTTCTTGCCAATGGTTCCGTCCGGGAGGACGTTGTACACTCGTCCACGCTGAAAAAATTCTTCGTAAACGAGCCTGCCTCCGCACTTGGAACACCTCATTTTGCTTGCCATGGTTCCGCCTTTCTCTGCGCATCCGTTGGCCTCAGTGTCCAACAGCGCCATATATCGTTGTACTCATAGAGGTTTACACCGTCTCGTTTTCCTTGATCTGGCCCCTCACAGATGTCCCATGACAAGCCATACTCGTCATCGAAAAAGATGTACTTCGGAACCAAACCGATCACCGTTCCCTCGCGTGTCGAGTTATATCCAAACTCCATGTAAAGGACGGTCTCTTGTTCCAGCGCCACCCGACCGGCAACTTCCTCCAAAGTCATCAATCTGGGTGCTACGGGTTCATCATAGATGATTTCAAGCCTTTCTATCGGTACAGGCTTGCCGGGAATCAAGTGCGGCCCAAAGACCGACATGAATTGATGCAGCTGCATCGAGACAAACCCTTCGGAATCCAGCTTCGGCTCTGGTCGCTTCAATCCGATCTGCGGATAGAGACTGATCACATCGTCGTACTGGCGGCGATACATCTCAAGACCAGCGTCCGTGAGCTTGAAGCGCACGCTTGCATTGAGGTTGATTCTAACTTCTCCCATCTTGGTTCACCTCGCTTTCTGCGACGAGTACGATATGACCTGTGCCATGTCTGTCAGCTCCCTTGTTTTCTGCGACTACATAGGTTTTATCGTTCCATATCACGCGGTCTCCCTCCCGCATGCAGAACGATTCCGAATATGGGATTTCCCATGATGATGCTGCCTTTCGCGGCGGCGCTGTCCAGCACTCCCAGAACGAACCATACCCGGCCTTGATCGGCCAGAGCATGCAATCCTTCCCTTCGGGCGTTCCGGGATATGTGAGGGCCACACGGCCACTGACTTCTCCGCTGACGAGTGCGTAGCCGTCCAAGCGTTCCTTACAAATCACATAGACGGGCTTGCTCTTTGAGGCCAGCACTTCATCGAGCGACATCTTCCTCGGTTCCAAACCTTTGAGGAATGTGAGGATTTCACGGAGGAATCCTGTTCTCACAGCCCTTTTTCCCGGCTCCTGTTCGACCTCCATGATCGCCTGTTCAAGCCTCTTTGTGAACACTCTGAGATCACTCATTCCATGCTACCTCCTTGCGCTGCTTGTCGGTCGGGCGGGATGTCCAGCAGCGAAAATAATTGTTATACATATCCATTGGGTAATTATGCGCGCCGCCGATTATAAAAAGTCTTGTGCCACCTGGAGAAAAACCAGATACCGTACAAGCCCTAATTCTGATCGGAGCGTTCAAATATCTAACCTCTATCCATATATCCGTATCGGGTTGCAGAGCCTTGACTTCTTCCAGCGTCATCACCCTCGGCTCCCCTGCTTGAAGCGCATCCTCGATGGTGTCCAATGCATCCTCAATCATCTTTACCGTCGCCGAGTCATATCCAGCTCGTTCACAGGCAACCACGACATTGGCGTTTAATGTCAAAAGCGCCTCCCTGACCATCATTGCCACTTCACCTCCTTTCCGCACCACGGACAAAAATTCACTTTCAGCCGATAGAACGAACCGCCACACTCCCCACATAAACAATCGATATCTCGCTGCCATTTCGTGTCGTGGTTGATTCTCAACGGCTCCACTGGCTCCTGCACTTTCAGATACCCGATGACCTCGTGACAGGTCTCGTCTATCATTTCCCGGTCAACGACTGATTCGACCAGCGCTTCCAGCTTGGCGATTGCCTGCTCTCGCGTCAGCTCCATTTCGTCGCCTCCCTCTGTTCCTCGGTGGGGCACGATGACCACGGACGCCAGAAGTCGTTGTAATCGTCGATCTCAAGCCACCGCTCGCAATCGTCCCAGTCATCGACGTCCTCCTCCGGCACTGTGATGAAGATCAAACACTTCTTCCCGGCGCGGTTTCCGATGCCACCGTAGATTGCGGGATAGACCGAAGTCGCCATTGAATACTGCTCCTCAATCCAGCAGATTTTCAGCAGCTTCGCTTCCTCCATCGTCAGAAGGATGGCGTCGATTGCCGGTTCCACATCAGGCTCATTCACGATCAGGTCGCGGGCCTTGCCGGGAGGCCCCTTGTGCTGGGCGTCGTACTTGGACAGCAGCGACGACCGCCTCACAAGATCATGCACACCACTTCACCACCTTTCGCTGCGCCTCTGACGGCCTGTGCGTCCAGAGCCGCCAGTTGACGCCGTAGTTCTCCCAGTCGATCACGTCTGGCAGCGCGAGCATCCCCTCGGTGAGAATCCCGTGGGTGCTGGTGATGATCGCCGGTTCCAACATACTGCGGCCTTGGTACTGCCACTCATACCACACCGGGATGCCAGTCGCTTCAAAGCGGCGTTCCTTTCGCTGCACGTCTATGATTCTCGGCTTCACGACGTAGGAGCCGACCACGGACGGCGAGCAGAATCCAGGCTTAATCATTCCTTGTCCTCCTTTTCCTTTCTCGGCCTGAACGGCCTACCGCAGAACGGGCAGAATCGGAATCCGCTCGTCCACGGCAGCAGTTCCCGACATACCTTGCAGATGTAGTCCTCATATTCGTCCGAGTAGATGACCTCGGACACGTTCGGACTATCTTTGAACCTTGCCCGCACTGCGCCTCCGCTCCTTTTCCAGCATCTTGTCGTGTGCCTTCTTGAAATAGTCGAAGGCGGCGTCCACGTCCAAGAAGCCGTCTGGGTTCTTCAAACCGAAACCAAAGACCTCTATGAGGTCGTGAAAGGCTCCATAGCTGTAGTAGTGCTGGATTGCGTCGCCGACGCGGTGCTCATAGGAGGGGTAGAGGATAATCCACCCGTCGTTTGCCCGGTCGAGCAGGTGCGGAATCCCGGCCTCCGTCAGCCGCTTGTCCAGCTTCAAGATCGCCTTGTAGTCCGGGTTGAGATCAAACGTCCCGTCAGGCTTCATCGTCTCGATGGCCCTGCGCTGCTCTTCGATGGTGGTCATCATGTCCGCCATGCCTTCCATACTTCAAACACTCCTTTGTCCCTTCGAGCAGGGCGAATGAATGGGGAATCGCCTGCTTGATGTGCTTCTTGTTGCGCTCGCAGGTCATGTTGTCGCAATCGGCTGCGCAGAATGTGATGTCCTCGCTCATGGCCCTACCTCATGCTCTTGTTGAGCAGATCAGCGTAAATCTCAAAATAGATATACCTGCTGTTTTCGCTTTGCTTCTTCCCTCCATGAACCGCAATATAGGATTCAATGATAGGAGCGTAGCGAGGATAGTTTTTCACGCTGCACTTAATCTCCGTGTGGCCTGTTTTCTCCATAAGCCTCATTTCCATGCGAGCCTCCTTACGACGTCCTCACGGGCAAGATCAGCCAGTAGAAGTCGGACACGGTGGTGCTGTTGCACACGACACACGGCTGGACAGCGTTGTTGAAGTGCAGGACGACGGTGCCGTTGTCGAACATCTTCATGGCGTCGGAGAGATAGACGACGTTGAACGCGATGTTCAAAGGCTCACCGTTCACCTCCGCGTCGATGGTCTCCTGCGTCTCGTCGATGCCGCTGGTGGCATAGACAGAGATCGAATCCTCATTGATCGACAGCTTGATCAGGTTGTTGGAGCCGAGCCGGGCCATCAGGGCGGCGCGTTCCACAGCCCCGGCGAACTGGGCCGCGTCCACGGTCACGAACGTCCCCCACTGCTTGGGGATGATGCCGCGCCAGTTCACATACTCGCCTTCGATCAGCGTGCATTTGACGTCGGCGCTGCCGAACTGCATCTCGAACTCGGTCGCGCTGAAATTCAGGTCGATCAGTTCCTCGCCACCGTTCGCCAGCAGCTTCTTGATCACGTCGAGGGACTTGCCCGGCACGATTACCTTGCAATCATCCGGGACGGACGAGGGCTTCGTCTCCTTGACGCCGAGCCTGAAACCGTCCAACGCGACCATGCTGACGACGCCCTTCTCCACGTCAATGCACCCGCCAGTCAGCACGGCACGCATGTCCTCGCGTGCGATGCACTTCTCGACGGATACGATCATGTTGTAGAACTCGGCGGCGGGCAGCGTGATCTTGTTGGTGGCCCCGATGGAAGGCTTCACGGGGAACTCGGCGGCGTCGTTGCCGGAAAGGCGAGACTTTGCCCGACCACACTTGACGGTGAACACGTTCTTGTCGTCTACGGCGACGTCAATCGAGTCGCCTTCGAGGCGATTAACGACCTCTGCCAGCAGCCTGCCGCGAACGGCAGAGGTGCCCGGTTCGTCCACATCGCACGGGATGGTGAACGCCACCTGCATCAGGGAATCGGAGCCGGTCAGCTTGAGCTTCCCGTCCTCCGCCTCGATCAGGACGCATTCGAGGATGGGGTTGGTGGTCTTCATTTGCAGGGCCATGTTGACGATCTTGAGCGCGTTGCGCAGATTATTGACGGCCGCAGAGAACTTCATGTGAATCTACCTCCTTAAAATGAATCGCCGGTAACATCCTGCGCAGCCCCTTCTCGGCCCCGCAGATGTCACCGGCGATGATTTGCCCTTTGATGGTCTTGAGCTGCTGGGAACTGAGCTGGCCGCGATATTTGCCGAGCCGCTTCAAGGCGGCTGTGACTTCGCTCTGGCTTGCTTCATGTGCCATGCTTCCTCCTTTGTGAATGGTCGATTGATTGAAAGACGGGGCTACGTTTTTCGGCTTGCTTTTTGCTTCCGTTGGCCGCAGCCAAGCCGCCCTCTCGCTGTGGGCTGTACGGCGTCACTCTCCGTCGTGTCACAATTCCTATCGGTTTGTCTTCCGTCCGGCTCGCGGCCCGGCTGGTTGTCGGGCACATCATACGGAGGGGCGCGACCCCGCGTGTTGGTGGGAATGTTCGGATTCGAACCGACAACCGCAGGTTAGGTGCACCGCCTGTGTGCGTTACCAAATTACGCTACATTCCCGAAAATCGCCCGTCTCTCCGGGCTGTCCCGCAAACCGTGCTAAAAGGGCCTTGCGGTTGGTCACTCGTACTCGCACGGTGAACCCCTGCTCCATAACGTCATTACCGATACAGGGAGGCTTCTGCGCGGGTGATCAGGCCGCGACAGTGACGCGCACTACTGGTGAGAAGGGTTGGGTTTGAACCAACAATCAGATCGTGTCTCCCCGATCTCCGCGTTCTCTTAGCGTACCTTCCCATAACTCCGGGCTGGATAACCCATCGTCCAGCCCGGTCATTCGGCAGAGCTCAATATGTGGGCCGCATCTAATCGCCGGTCGCCGCCACGTGAAACCGCATGGTCGCGGCAGGGTGTAGCTTGAAAAGGAAGATGGTGCGCATGATACCGCATACCGCGTTATGGTACGAACGCGGGCGGAGCGGAGCACACACACGGCATGCCTCCTTGAATACTTCATACAACCTCTCAAACAGTTCCTTGAGAGTTTGAATCCCGTCACGGAGCAGTTCAATGGCTCTGCTCCACAGTTCATCAATGGGCTGCTCCGATGTATTCTTGTCACCGAACAGCATCACCGCCTCCACCTCCTCTCAGCACTCTTGGAGGGCCAGCCGGGCGGCAACCCGGCCAGCCGATGCAGGTGCTTCCCGGCAATCCACACGGTGAAGCCCCGCTGCCGTCTTTCCGAGCTGCCACCGGGTTGTCTTACAGTTTAAGCCTCAAAGTCCCCGTAACCTCGTTGGCTGCGCCGATGGGTGACTGCAACACCCTCGGCACCTTCCCGGACGTGTCGGATTTGAACCGCTCCGCGTCGCAGCTACTGCAGAGCCGCTTCACTCGCCCTCCGATCATTGTCGTGTCGGTGCTGCGTCCGTTGTTCCATTCTGCGGCAGCTTGACGACCTTTAGATTCAGCTTCGCCCCCGCCTTCTTGTTCAGGAAGTCGATCAATGCGAAGGCCTTGCCCTTGTAGCTGGTGATGAACCGCTCGCCTCTGCTGCCGCCTTCCGTCACCGGCGTCTTCCGCATCCTTGAGCGCCCGTCCGCGTCCTTCACACGCTCATACAGCACGATGCCATATTGTTGATACCTCACGGGGTTGTCCTCGTCCGGGAGCAGCTCGTATTCTTCGACCTCCGCGTTGGTGAGCTGTCGCCGGTAGCAAACCCAGCCCCAAATCTCCTGACAGATTCCGTCATGCCACATCTTCGCGTCCAACGAGACGACGGCGTGCGCGTCATTCGGATGCGCTCCGGGCGCGGGTGGCCGCTGGGTGAGGTAATAGCCGAAGCCGTCTCCGAGTACTTGCCGGGCGACAAGCGTCATGGCTCGAATCTGCTGCCGCGTGTCGCCTGCGCTCATGTGATTGTCTCCCTTCGCGTCATTTTCAAATCCATTATAGCAACTAATGGCAACATTGTCAAGATGAAAATTGACACCAATAGTGGATTTTTACACAAAAAAATTCCCGCCATGCAGGCGGGAAGGTCAATCTTCGTCTTTTTCGTCGTCGTTCTTGGGTTTCAGCCAGTTGTCGAGGAAGGTGATCGCCTGTGCGCGGGACAGGTTCTC